CAGATGAAGAAACAGATGATGATTTTCGAGAAAGAATACTTCTTAGAAAACAATTTCCTCCTTATGGTGGTTGTTCTTATGATTATTGGAGATGGATGCTTGAATATACCGGCGTAACAAGAGCATGGGTTTTTCCTTCTTATAATGGTGTTGGTACTGTTGGTTGTGCTTTTGTAATGGATGATATTTCTCCATATATTCCAAGTGCTGCCAATGTTGCACTTGTAAGAGCATATCTTGTAGAACATGAAGACCCTGCTACCGGCAGAACAGTTGGAATACCAGTAACGGCAGAACCAGGATTATTCATGATTACTTTGACAGAATTACCAATTAATATAACAGTAAATATATATCCAAATACATCTGCTATTCAATCAAGTATAGAGTCTGAAATTCAAGATTTAATTGATAGAGAAGGCGGCCCTGGTGAAACTATATATGTTTCAGATATACAAAGCGCACTTGGAAGAGTTTCTGATTTAGAGTATTTTTCACTTGCTATTCCTGTTGCTGATATTACTGCATTGACAAATCAAATACACGCTATTGGTACAATTACTTTTGGAGACTATTAATGCCATATTCAGTTTCCGAATACTTAAAAATGTTCTTAAATTTATTTCCTACTGGTCGCGCATGGTCAAGAGATACAAATGGAATATTATACAAATTATCTAATGCTCATGCAGAAGAACTTGTAAGAATAGATTTAAGAAGTGAAGAACTTTTAATAGAGAGAGATACAAGGAAGACATCTGATCTTCTCACGGACCATGAGAGAGATCTTGGGTTGCCAGATGAGTGTACGGATGTTGCAAGTTCTATTTCTCAAAGAAGAAATGCTGCTTTCGCTAAATTTGTTACAGAAGGAGGATTACATAAACAATCTTATATAGATCTTGCAAGTGATTTAGGTTTTGATATTACTATTACAGAGTTTAAACCTTTCTGGTGTGGCATTGGTGTTTCTGGAGATGGATGTGGAGATCAATCGAATATTTTTTATTGGCAAATAAATACTTATATAAGTCCTGAAAGTTGGATAGAATTTAGAAGCAATGAAAGTCAATGCGGTGATATGTTGACTTATGTTGCTGGAACGATAGAACAACAATGCATATTGAATAAACATAAGCCAGCCCATACAGTAATCATATGGAAATACTTTGG